AAATTCTTATTGAATAGAATATTTCCATTCAAACGAGTAAACAAAACAATGACAGACGAACACAAAGCACAATTTGAAGTGTTCTTATCTGAATGCGGAAATCGTGTTTTAGAAAATCGTATTACAGATATTACAAATCACGTTCCGTTTTTAAATGAATTGTACAAAGAATATTTCGGAATCACAATCGAAGTTTGCGAATCGTGTTCAAACATTCACAAAGCAATCATTCGTGATTTGAATAAATTATTTCAAAATTCATAAAATATATTGGTGAATATCGCTATCGGTTTTTCGGTAGTATCTGGATTTATTTTAAATGTGAGTACGTCAAACCAAATAATATAATTATATTTATTTTATGCAAGAAGAAGAAAACGAAATTCAAAGCGGAAAAGGTATAAAAGGATTTCAAAAAGGACACAAAGGTTTCAAGCCGAAAGGTGTAACACACGCAATGACAATTGAAGCACGTGAATTGTTTATTATGACACTTGAATCGCAAGTTCCAAACATACAACAAGCATTTGCTGAAGTTCTTGAAAAGGATCCGGCAAGGTATTTGGATTTGTTTTCGAAGTACGCACAATATTTCATTCCTAAAAAAGTTGAATCTGAAGTCAATTTCAATATTGAAAAACCAATCTTTAAACAATTAGAACTCGATGTCATTTCAAACGACGACGGCACAAAGTAAAATTGCCAGATTAAGAAAACGGATTCGAATCGTTCAAGGCGGAACATCGTCTTCGAAAACTTTTTCGATTATACCTTTGTTGATTTCGTATGCGATTGAAAATCCAATGTCGGAAATTTCAATAGTTTCAGAATCGATTCCACATTTAAAACGTGGTGCAATAAAAGACTTTCAAAAGATTATGATTCTTTGCGATTTGTACAAAGATTCGCAATTCAATAAGTCAGATTTAAAGTATCGTTTCAAGAATGGTTCTTACATTGAATTTTTTAGTGTGGATCAACCAGACAAATTGCGAGGCGCACGAAGGGACATTCTATTCGTAAACGAATGCAACAACATCGACTTTGAATCCTATCAACAATTGTCGGTCCGAACAAAGAAATTTATTTATTTAGACTACAATCCAACGAATGAATTTTGGGTACATACTGAATTAATGAACGACATCGATACAGACTTCGTTGTGTTGACTTACAAAGACAATGAAGCACTTGACAAAGCAATTGTCAAAGAAATTGAAAAGGCACGTGAAAAAGCAAAGACGTCATCGTATTGGGAAAACTGGTGGAAAGTTTACGGACTTGGACAACTTGGTTCGCTTGAAGGTGTCATCTTTAATAATTGGCAAATCATTGACAACATTCCAACTGAAGCAACTTTACTTGGGTTCGGTCTTGACTTCGGTTTCTCAAACGATCCATCGTCTTTGATTGCGGTGTTTCAATGGAACGATAAAATCATTTGCGACGAACGAATCTATGCAACTGGTTTACTCAATACAGACATCATTCGATTAATGAATCAAGACAAGCGACTTCCGATTTGGGCGGATTCAGCAGAACCAAAATCGATTGAAGAAATTCGTCGTTCGGGTTTCAATATCAAATCAGTTGAAAAAGGAAAAGATTCCATTGTGTACGGAATTAGCGTATTGCAAGACAAAGACATTCTTGTTACAAAGTCGAGTGTCAATCTTATAAAAGAACTTCGGTCCTATTCTTGGGACACCGACAAAGCGGGTAAAAAGTTAAACAAACCGATTGACGATTTCAACCACGCAATTGACGCTTTGCGATATTTCGCAATGATGCACTTTAAAAATAGCAATCGACGTTTCAAAATCACTTAATAAATTGCAACCTTAATCGGTTGCTTTTTTTTGTCCGTGACGCAAAGACGATGACGCAAGACAGAAATCTCTTATTAACCATTTAGTATAAGAAAGTTTTTGATGCCCTCACGAAAAAGTTGAAATTTTGCGTCTTTGCGTCTAATTGAATTTAACTTATTTTAAAGAAGTCAATAATACCAACGTTTGACAAAGATAAATAATATAAAAACAATTAGACGATGACGTTTTATTTGCGTCTGTTTTCAACAATTTGCGTCTTTTATTAACACGTTTGCGTCTTTTTTTTATACTATTTTAAAGATTTGGTCGAATAATCAGTAAAATAATAAGTAATAGTATAAAGATATATGCTTATTTAGAATGATTCTAAATAAGGAATTGATTAAATTCAAATTTTAGAACAAAACATTTCAAAACAATATTGGTTTTTGTTGTTATATTAATATGAGAATCACTATACCAACACAATTAAGCGAAATTACCTTGAATCAGTATTTAAGGTTTTCAAAAACATTGCAAGACAATCCAGATGACGAAACATTCGTTGCGATTCAGATGGTTTCAATCTTTTGCAATTTGAACATTGAACAAGTTATGCAAATACCAGTGTATGACTTTGAAGAAATCATTCAGCAATTGTCTGAAGTATTAAAACAGAAACCGACACTTGTCAGACAATTCAAATTGAATGGTGTCAAATATGGATTTGTGCCAAACTTCGACGAAGAATCAATCGGAACGTTTTCATATATTGACACGTTAATTGGAAACGAAGACAACTGGACCAAGTTGATGTCGGCAATGTACAGACCAATAACAAAGTCGTTCGGTAATATGTACGAAATTGAAAAGTTTCAAGGCGACAAGTTCGCTGAAGAATTTGCGAATATAAAAATGGATTGCGTCATTGGTTCGTTGGTTTTTTTTTGGACTTTAAGAATAGAATTATTGAACAATATTCTCGACTATTCAACAAAGATGCTGACGACGACGGACAATTCGCAAGTGGCGGATCTTTTTCAGAAGTCTGGGGTTGGTACCATTCAATTGTCAGACTTGCAAAAGGAAATATCTTTGACATTGAACGAGCAGAAGGAACAAACATACATAATGCGCTTACCTTCGTTTTGTATTTAAAAGAATCGGAAATCGAAGAAGCAAAAAGAGTAAAAACAAATTTTGAAAAATGAAAGAATTTTACGACGTAGTCGCTTACTTAAAACAATTGCTTGAATCAAATCCTTTGGTCCATACAATCACACACGGAACACCAGACTTAATCGATATTGATAAAAAAAATATCTATCCTTTGGCGCACTTAAACGTTGTTTCTTCAAACGTGCAACCTGGCGTCGTTGTATTTAGTTTTGAGGTTACGATTTTAGATATTAGAAACGTTTCAAAAGTTCAAGTTCAAGACAAATTTCTTGGAAACGATAACGAACTTGACAATCTTAATACGTGCCACGCAATTTTGAATTATGTAGTTACAAAAATGAAATTGCAAAACAACGATTTCGATATTGAATTGACAAACGATCCACAATTCGAACCGATGCTTTTAAAATTTTCAAATCAACTTGACGGCTGGAGAACGACTTTAGATTTGGCGATTGCTAACAATGTAATTGTTTGTTAAAAAGATGGACCAAAAAGAAGTCAAAAAAACGTTTGAAGAATTTGGAAACTATGTAATTGAAAAAGCAAAGTCAAATTTAAAAAAAGACGGAAAAAATGCGTCTGGCAAATTATATGATTCGTTAGAATTTGAATTTAAACAAAACGCAAATTCAATTGAGTTTGATTTCTTTGCTGAAGACTATTGGAAATTTGTTGATAAGGGTGTAAAAGGAAAAACGAGTTCAGCAAAAGCGCCAAATTCACCGTATCAATTCGGAACGGGAACTGGAAAAAAAGGCGGACTTCGTGCATCGATTGACAAGTGGGTGATTCGAAAAGGATTGACAAATACAAGAAATGAAAAAGGTCAATTTGTAAATCGTAAACAAATGGTGTCAATGATTTCGTCAGCGATTTACAATCGAGGTTTACGGACAACTGAATTTTTTAGTAAACCATTTGACGAAGCGTTCAAAAAATTACCAGATGAAATTCTTGAAGCATACGGACAAGACTTAAATAAATTTTTAATAAAAGAATTAGAATAATGAAAAAAATATTTGTACGTTCACCTTATAAAATCGTAATTGACGAAGTTGGACAAATCGGTTCAAAAGTTGAATTGTTTATTTGGAACTCAAATGTTGAAGAACCTACAATTCCGACTTATACGATGTCGAAAAAAATTGCTTCAGTTACTCAAACAGAAAACGTTTACAATATTGCAAACAAATGCGTCGAGTTTATAAACGAAAAGAATCCGATTTATACTTCAGTTGTTGCGTTGGAATCTTTTAAAAATTGGTGCTTTGCAAAAGTAAAAAGATACAAAGAAACTTCAACAAATGTATATGAATTAATTGACGATGAATCATTTATTTGTTTTGATGGTTACACTTCTTTTTTAGGTGGTGCAAATCAATTTGATAATAATGACAATTTTCCGTTATTCAATCCAGAAATAAAAATTTATAAAAAAGAAGGTTCAACTGAATATGTAAATGTTTGGCTTGACGAAAGTCAAGATTGGTATTTTGAAGACGCAACCGCTTCATTGTTTCAAATTGAAAGTATTGGTTCACTTTACAAAATACCTTATTCATTAAATGGAACTTATAAGATTTTAAAACGTGTCGGAAATCGTTATGATATTGAATTTCTTTTTAAAGTTGAATCAATTTGCGAGGCGAAATATACACCAATTGTTTGTTCGTTTATAAATCGTTTTGGCGGTTGGTCCTTCTTGACATTTTTCAAAGCACATCAAAAATCAATTGAGGTAAAAAGTTCGACATTTAATTTGATGCCAGAATCTTGGGACTATGATACATTTGTCGGTTCAAACAAACAATTCAATTTCAACGGAACAAGAAAAATCACTTGCAATACTGGCTGGGTTGATGAAAATTATTCTGAATTAATTCAAGACTTACTTCTTTCACAAGTTGTATTGCTTGACGACATTCCAGTAATTTGCAAATCAACAACAAGTGATGAAAAAACGCAATTGAAAGATAAGAATATAAATTACACAATAAATTTTGAATACAATTTCAACCTTATAAACGACGTAATTTAATGCAAGTAAAATTATACATATATCAAGATGCAACGATTTACAATGAAGTTGAAATAACTGCCGACAATACATTGATAAGTGCAGATAGTACATTGATTACTGCGGACCAAACTTTTCAAACTATTGCATCAACGTCAAGGGTTTCAATTCCTATTGATTTATTTGATGATGAATCAATCAATGTAACATCTTCCATACAAAATATAAATGATATATCTAAAGTATTTACGGATTTTTCAAATTCCTTTACAATTCCAGCGTCAAAAAAGAACAACGAAACGTTTCGTTATTGGTACGAAAACGAAGTTGACAATGGATTCAATCAATTAATTCGTTATGATGGTTACATTGAAATTGACAACGAAATTTTCCGAATTGGAAGGTGGCAACTTGAAGGCGCTTCAGTAAAACAAAACAAAGTTGAAAATTATAAAATTACATTTTACGGAAATTTAATTTCACTAACTGACAGATTCAAAGAAGACAAACTTAAAGACATTGCGGAATTAAACGATTACACATTTGATTATTCTGGTGACGCGGTAAAAAATAAAGTTCAAAACATAAACAATGACGACGTTGCTTTTCCATTAATTTCAAGCGAAAAAGTTTGGCAATATGGTGGTGGCGGTGCGGTTGTAGAAAATTACGATATTACAACTTATCCAATATATTTTGGTGATTTGTTTCCAGCTTTAAAATTATCAAAAGTATTTGAAGCAATTGAATCAAAGTACGGAGTTTCTTTTAACGGAAATTTCTTGACTCAATCAAGATTTAAAGACGCTTATTTGTGGTTTAAAAATAAAGAAAAATTTGTTCCATTAGGTGAAAAAAAATTAATACAATTTACAAATATAACAAACGCACCAGGTGCAAGGTTACAAGTATTTCAAGACTTTCACGTAATAGTTCCAAGTGCGGTAATAGTTGGAAACACGGCTTTTCAATTTGCAACCGCATTAATATTAAATTTTTCATCAATAACAAATTGGCAAATTACATTTTTAAAAGACGGTCAAGAAGTTGCGGTTTTAAGCGGTTTTGGTAATTCCGCAAGTGTAAACACAAGTTATACAGACGGAACCTATACAACATATTTAAGAACTTCTTCGCCAGTTACATATACAGGTGTTTTAAATTCTATAACTTCATATTTCTTTGTACCAACTAATATAAATGTTTATACAAGCGCTCAAATTATAACTGGAAATACAACGTCAAATTTAGATTTGCCAAGTTTTGCGCCAGATATTAAGGTTACTGATTTCTTTAGTTCGGTTTTAAAAATGTTTAATTTAACCGCTTTCAGTTTTGACGAAACAAACTACACTTTGGAACAACTTGAAAATTGGTACTATCAAGGAAATATCAAAGATTTTACACAATATTGTGTTACTGATTTGGATTTTGAAAGAATAAAACCTTATAAAAAAGTAAATTTTCAATACGAAAAAAGTGAAAGTTTAATGAATCGCGCTTACAATGACAATAATCAAAAAGAATATGGCGATTTGTCTTACCCTTTTAATTCAGACGGATCCGACTACAATATAAAATTAGCGTTTGAAAATATGTTGTTTAATAAATTTACAAATACAAATTTGCAAGTTGGTTACGCTATAAATAAAGATTTAAAACCATACCAAACAAAGCCAATAATTTTGTATAAAACAGAAAATACAAGTGCTAGTTTTAAATTCAATAATGGTTCAGCAACTACAACTGTAAACAATTACAATGTTTTCGGTCAAGACGTAAATTATCAAGGAAACAAACATTCATTAAATTGGGGAGTTGAAATAAGTAGTTACTATTTAGAAACTATAAACAATGGATTGTTTAATGATTATTATTTTGACTATTTGAATAATTTATATTCTTTAAAGTCAAGAATGGTAAAAGCACAAATGCGTTTGCCTTATTCTGAATTGTTAAATTTAAGATTGAACGACAGAATTGTAATTCGCGACAAACGTTATGTTATAAATTCTTTTACTACAAATTTAAAAACTTTTGAAGTGAAAATGGAATTGATTCAAGATTTTAGAAGTATTAATTTTAATAATACAACAGGAAGAACAATTGATCCTTCATCGCAAACTTTAAGATTTGACACAACATCAAACGAACCTTTGACTTGGGAAATTTTAAACGATCCAGACGGACAAATAATTTCAATAAATAATTATGATTCTTATGTTGAGGTTGAAACAAAAGCAAATACAAGCGGAATTGAAAAAGTTTATAGCATAACATCAAATACTAACGGAATAATCGTAATTACACAAAATGGATAATTTACAACAATTACTGAAGTTGGCACAAGATTTTGAACAAAACGAAATCATTGCAAGTGCAAAAGGGAAATATCAATTTCCGAAAACATTAAAACAAATAATTAAAAAAGCGAAAGAATGGCAATTGAAAAGGTAATTGACGTAAAGATACAAAGCGAACAAGCCGAAGGGGCGGTCAAATCTTTAAAACAACAATTTCGTGAGGCACAAAACGAAGTAAATGAATTAAGCGCAAAATTCGGTGCGACATCACAAGAGGCGGTGAACGCAGCGAAAAAAGCGTCTGAATTAAAAGACGCAATCGGTGATGCCAAATCTTTGACAGACGCATTCAATCCAGATGCAAAATTCAAATCTTTGACGTCTTCATTGTCTGGGGTTGCTGGTGGATTTTCAGCGGTTCAAGGTGCAATGGGACTTGTTGGCGCTCAATCTGAAGACGTTGAAAAAACACTTTTAAAAGTTCAAAGCGCAATGGCTTTATCGACTGGGTTGCAACAACTTGGTGAAAGTGCCGACGCATTCAAACAATTAAAAGCGGTCGCAATAAATGCTTTCAACGGAATAAAAGCCGCAATCGGTTCAACTGGTATTGGTTTACTTGTCATCGCATTGGGTGCTATTTACACTTATTGGGACGACATTAAAGAGGCGGTTTCTGGTGTGTCTGAAGAACAAAAACAATTGAACGCTTTAAGTCAAAAAAACCTTGACGCAGAAAAAGGAAAACTTGATGCAATAGGAAGTCAAGACAATGTTTTAAAATTACAAGGAAAATCTGAAAAACAGATTTTGCAAATGAAAATTGCACAAACGGACCAAACAATAAAAGCGGGTGAAATACAAATTCAAAATCAAATTGTTTCAAATAAATTATCACTTGAAGCGGAAAAAAGAAATTATAAATTATTAAAATCATATCTTGATTTTGTATCAATGCCTTTGAATTTTTTATATTCAAATGGTGCAAAAGCAATAAATGGAATAATTGATTTATTGAACAAAGTCCCTGGAATTAATATTGAAACAAAACTTGACACAAAACTTGTTGAAAAAAGTTCTGACTATTTAGCAAAATTAGTTTTCGATCCAAAGAAAACTGAAGAAGAAGGAAAAAAAGTTGTTGCCGAACAAAAAAAATATTTAGACAAATTAAGAAATGACAAAGCTGGTTTACAATTACAAATAAACGGAATTGACAAACAAGCAAGCGACGACGCACAAAAAAAACAAGACGAAGCAAATAAAAAAGCGGAAGAAAAAAACCAAAAAGAAAAAGACGAACTTCAAAAACAAAAAGACGCATTAAAATCAATTGAAGAAAAATCGGCAAAAGAACTTGAAGACTTAAAAGCGAAAACGGATCGTGAAAAATTAGAGTTGCAAAAGCAACGTGATTTGGAAGAACTTGACAACATCAAATTGTCTGAAGAAGAAAAAGCAAAAGCACGTGCGGAAATATTAG